GCCATGGCAGGATTTGATGAAGATGAGCCACCAGAGTTCTTAAAAGAACGTAATTTAATTATTCCTGTTGGTGGTAAAAAATACATCCTTATTCCAATGCCATTGGGATTACACTTTATTCCAACCATTGGTCGAGTCACTACAGACTTTGTATTAAATGGTGGAAAAGATGCTGGCAAACATATGGTAAGCATTGTTGGCACAGGTCTTGATGCATTCAATCCATTAGGCGGATCAGGATTGTCATTTCAAACTATTGCCCCAACTGTATTAGATCCATTAGCTGCATTAGAAGCCAATAAAGATGCTTTTGGTCGTCCAATATATAGAGCAGATCGTGCTACTAATCCTACGCCCGGATACTCACGTTCCCGTGAAAGCGCTAGCACAATCAACAAATATATTGCTGAGTTCTTAAACTATGCATCTGGCGGGACTAAATATCAAAAGGGAGCAATTAGCCCAACAGCAGACTCATTAGATTACTTAGTTGGTCAATTTACTGGCGGCGTAGGTCGTGAAGCAATGAAGGTTCAATCAGCCGTTAAATCAGCGGTTACTGGAGAAGAATTACCATCATACCGTATTCCAATTGCCGGTCGTTTTTATGGTGATGCAGACTCTAAAGCTGCGGACTCCCAGCGTTTTTATGATAACGTCACCAAGATTGCTAGCCTTGAGAATGAGATTAATGGTCGCAAGAAAAATCGTGAAGATGTTGCAGGATTTATGCGGGATAATCCACAGGCTCGTTTATGGCAAGCAGCAAATAGCGCTGAGAATCAAATCTCTGAACTTAATCGCCGGAAGAAAGACTTTCAAGAAAGAGGTTTGCCAAGAGATAGAATATTGGCAATTGACAATCAAAAACAAGTAATCATGCGCAGATTTAACGACAGGGTTAAAGAGCTAGAAAAATAGTGGTTTTCCCTTACATATCAAATATTTATTGGTTTTTTTAAAAAAGTATTGTATAAATGCAACTTAAGTCATTGATCTAACAGAGGAGACCTTGTGGCTGGATATTATTTAACTGATGACCAATTCATCGAAGAGTGGCACAAAATTGGAAGTCCAGAAATATTTGCTAGAACTCACGGTTTAGGAGTTAGGGCTGTTTATAACCGGCGCAGATCAATTGAATGTAGGCATAGAATTGAACTTCCTACAATAAATGATGCCAGACAAAGCCCGCTTAAAAAGTTGCAACAAACCCCCGGTCATGCCCGCCGTGGTATTGAGATGGAAAAAGGTCGAATTGTAGTTTTTTCTGATGCTCATTTTTGGCCCGGCGATTACACCACAGCATATAAAGCTTTGTTGTTGATTATTAAAGAATTTAAACCTAAAGTAGTGGTAGCTAATGGAGACGTATTTGACGGCTCTCAGGCATCTCGTCATGCTCGTATAGGCTGGGAGAAGTCTCCTACCGTTAAAGAGGAGCTAGAAGCCTGCAAAGAGATGCTAGAAGGCATTGAAAAGGTATCTAAAGGGGCAGAGCTTATCTGGACAATGGGAAATCATGATGCTCGTTTTGAGACCTTTCTATCAGCACAAACTGGAATGTATGAGGGCGTATCAGGGTTTACCCTTAAAGAACATTTTCCTTTATGGAAACCATGTTGGTCATTTTGGGTAAATGAAGATACCTGTATTAAACATCGTTGGAAAGGTTCTTTTGGTGCCGGTCGTGCCAATGCCCTTAATTCGGGCGTAAACATGGTTACAGGACACACACACAATTTGGCAGTGCAACCCCTTACCGATTACAATGGAACCCGCTATGGCGTTCAAACAGGCACTCTAGCGGATCCTAATGGCGATCAATTTATGGGATACACGGAAGATAACCCTAAAGACTGGAGATCAGGGTTTGCTTTATTGTCTTGGGAGCGTGGTAGACTAATGCTTCCTGAGCTTATCCAAGTATTTGATGACCAGCACTTTGAATTTAGGGGCTGTTTGAATAAAGTATGAAATTAACCCCAGCTATTCTAAAAAATCTTTACTGCGCAATCTATTGCATGAAACCTTTTGATCGGTGGTCTATGCCATTGCCAGAAGAGATTAGCTTTATTGTGGATCAAGACCCAGAAGTTATGGGCACTTATTTATATGATGATGGTGGTAAAGATGAGCATACTATCACCATTTCCGCTAAAAAGTGCGGACATTTATCTACTGTAATTAGGGTGTTATGCCATGAATGTGTGCATATGAGCCGGTGGAAAACCAATCGCTGGACTCACCATGACGCTGAATTTAGACGCAGGACTAAAGTAATTTCTGATGAGTTAGGGTTTGACCCGCTCGAGCTGTAGTATAGAATACTGATGTGGGGGTAGCGGTGTACTCCTCTGCGCCCAGTCCCACGGACGCCCCCACCCTTACTTAATGCTTTCTTCTGCCATGTGGCAAAAAATACCGCATTCAATGGCTTGTTCTTTAGGGTAATCTCCGGCATCTTTTGGAAGATCTGCTAACCATATTCTTTCGCCACGATGCTTTAAAATCTTAGCGCCAATTGTTTTTTCAAGTAATGCCATACGATCAAATGCTTCTGGAAAATCTACTCTAATCTTATTCCAGTAACCCATGCCACCTTTTACGCAGCCTATACAATTGTTGTTTTGATAGCCCAACTTATACATCGCTGGTAATTCTATGCCAGCACGATCAATCATAGCCAAGCAGTCGGATTTATTAAGACCTTTATCTATTAAAATTGACCATAGCTTGACGTCATTATTAGCGTCTATGAAACGATCTAAACGGTCTTGCTCTTCTACGGTATACCCAAATATTTGAACGTCATCAGGACGCTCAAATTGCTTTCTCATGTCTTTTTTTAAATGAACTGTACATGGGGCGCCCCCAATACCAGCAATATATTTGCGTTTGGTAAATACCTCATAGATGCTTCCATTGTATTTTTTATTTTCAATTACTGTAATTTTCTGACCAAACCATTTTTCGCAGTCTTTCATAAACCGCAAATTATCAGGATGCTCTTCTTTTACATGGCAATAAACCACCTCTACAGGGGTTTTGCTTTCTGAGATTGCTAATTTTGTAGCCACAGCACTTGCTGCACCACAGGAAAACCAACTAACTATTCTATTCATTTAAACTCCAGAGGTTTCGCCCAATAAAGCCTGTGTCTGTTCCAGTAAGTCCCCTTGAGTAAGGTTATAACGTTTCTCAAATCCTTTAGCTCCAAGTCCGTGAACGCCGGTATTGCCTCGATGATGTTCTGGGCATAATCCAATGACTGGGGCAAGGGATCTTTTACCGCCAAACCTGCGAATGTGATGTATCTCTGCGTCTTGAAACCCACGGTTGAGGTGTCTGCAAAGTATGCAGCCGAGACCCGCAACACGTGATAAGTATTGGCGTTCACTTTTAGTTGTCACTACAGAAAATCATTTCTCTAATGTACTTGTCTGCGATATCCATTGGGCTTAATTTATGCACTGTTTTTTCCATGACATAGTTATTTGAAACTTGCCATCTGTTGTCTTGAGTTTTAATTAACAAACCTTTATCGGTTAAATTGCGTAAATGTAACCCCAATGAATTCCGCTTAATTCCCAGCGTTATCTCTTCCGTCAATACTCCCGGATTGTTTGCTATAAATAAGAGAATTCTCTTCTTTGGTTCCATAAAAATAATGCACCGATCCATCAGGTAAAATTTCATACTGCGGGGTCGAATATCCGGCAGCTCTAAGTGCAAGTATAACCTCTTCTATATCTTCCATCATTAAATCCATTTTCCGTTAATGTAGCGCTTTTTTATGGTAAAAGACTCAATTGAATATTGCCTAATGTCACCATCAGACCATCTTACAAGTACATTATCCTCATCCGATGCCCGGCAACCAAGAATAGATTTGCCGCTTAAGCTATTTGCATAAGCAACAAATGTATCCTTAATTGTGGTGCATTTAATATTTGTCAAAGATATGTTTCCGCCGCCTTGATTAGGCATCTCCGCTATTATTTCTCTTGCGTGGACGTTTAACGACAACAGCAGCAATCCCGCCATCAGCATCTTTTTCATTTTCCAACTCCTCTATCAATAGATCTGCTAGTTTTACAGCCCCTCTTGGCGTTGCTCCGCCGGTTATGGCAAAACATGCAGCCAAAAATCTCATGTATTTCTTGTCGCTTTCCATTCCTTAAACTCCGAGTATAGAACCTTAAGAGTAGAATGCGCTCCGTGGTTTGTTTTTAAATCAGACCTAGAATTAATTTCTAAGAAGTTTTGCAACCATTCAACACATTCTTTTTCACCCTTTTGATATAGCTGTCCATCTTCATGCAAGTATTCCCAAAATTGAGGATCCCTGCATAACATTCCTGAAAGCTTTACCATTTGATTGCCAGCAAATTCTTCACGGTTTAATGGCTCTTCGTTATCAGCAAGACGCACCATCACTACCATGTATCTTGCCCCAACAAAATCCCGCATTAGTTCATCTGGAATGTCATCCGGATGGATAGCCAATGTCATGGCATACCCATCCTTGGTTTGTTTAAGGGCTATCTTTTTGCCTTCAAACTGACTGGTTTCCATAGATTCCTAATTTACCTTCGAGATAATGAATAATAAATATAAGCTGTTCAATTGATTCTTCTTTTTCTTCAATTAAAAAATCTTTTTCTTGATTTTCTCGCATTTCTGTTGAAAGAGCTTCTTGTAATTGACCGCATAACTTTTCCCAGTCAATGTTTTGTTTTTTCTTACTCATCCCATGGATCCTTTGCAGAAGTTGTTGGTTGGTCGGGTTTAACATAAGTATTAACTTTTGTATTCAATACATTGCGCTCGCCATTACGGGTATTGACTTTGCCCTTCCAAATATCTAGCTTAAGTTCTATTTCTCCATTTTTGGATCGGTCAATTAAATCCTGCAAGAAATCTTTTTCAAACAGCATAGATCCTGAAAAGTCCGGTGCTTTGGGGTGTTTCTTTTCTACGTTATGCCACATAGTTCCTTGATTTGGATAATCCATTTATTACTCCTTCGTAAGTGCTTTTTTAGTTGCTGAAAAACTGACCATGATTTGGGCATAGCCCTTCTCATCTAATTCTTTTGCCTTATCAAAAACTACCCGATTGTTCTTGAAAATATTGGCTACATCATCCGGAGTGGTTGCCAACTGAAGCAGAGTGTTTGCACCAGCCTTCAAAGACTCCATCCATGCGTTTGCATCCTCTGTTTCCATTACCGTTAATTGCCATTCTCCGGGCTTACCAGCGGTCTTTGTAGGCGCTGGAGCAGTTTTGGGTGGTGCAGTAACCTTTGGAGCTTGTTTAGCGTCCACGTTTGCTGTGATGTCTTCTCCAAGGTCAGGAGGGACATCTTCACCGTTGTATATGTATAGTCCAATTCCGTGTAAAGCTATTGCTTTAGCCAAACAGCGTTGCATAGCAGTATTTACTGCAAAAGAATCAGGCTCAGAAATTGGTTTATTGCGATAGTCCATAACTGGTAGTTGGGCGGTGCGAGCAATATCATTTGCTACAACGGTACAAAATACCATGACCGAACCATTCCCCCATCGTTGATATTCCGGATAAAACCAATGTGCTTTTGGATCTGCAAGTAAAAGCTGATCTACAGCCCAAGCCCAAGATAAATAAGTAAGATTATTTTTTTTCTCAGTATATTTAGAAACATCAATTTTTCTAAGTTCTTTGTATTCCATCATGTTCCTCTTTTAATTTAATTATTGTTTCAACTTCAATCAACTTTTCTGCGTAATGAATGACTTTTCTAAGATCATCAATCCCGCCTTTTCTTCTCCAGCGAGTAGTGTATTTAATGATGTTGCCCTCAAGATATCCAAGACCATTTGCAATAATGTATGTCCAAGGCTGAATAGCATTAGATTTATAATGATCCCCGCCTACTTGCCGCACGTCTGCGATTAATTTCCCAG